AAATCGCGATTGGCGCCGAGAGAATTATCAAAACTGCCTCGTCCTTCCAATCTGACTGACGGGCTTCTAAAAGTTTGCCTTGGTAAGCTTCCTTACCTTCGGCCATACGAGATGCGTGCATAAGCTGTGCATCTGACATAGCTATCTTCGTCTTCTGCTTGTTAGCATAAATTTTACTACCAGCAGAAACGGCTAATTTAATTGCCGATAACCACATACTAGTACCAAGTTGCTTTTACAGGTTTTTTGTCAGGTCTCATTCTTTTTGTGCCTCTAACGTCAACCGTTTGTGATGTAAACGGGTCAGTCATTTCCACAGGAATCCCACCTTGTTGCTCACCTTTAGAGTTTGCACCAAGTTCAGGAACAATTTTTACATTGTCTCGACCTTTGTTTGTTTTTTTAACCATAGTTTTCTCCTTAATTGGGTTTATATCTATTTTTTTCCGAAGTTTCTACCAAAATCGTGAATTTTGCTTTGGTCTGCCATTGATTGTTTAGCTAATGACACGCCTGCACGCAATCCAGCAAGATCTGCTTCTTGTTCAAGCTTCGCTTCTTGATTTTCTTGGTTCATAAGAGCTTTCATCTTGTCAAGATTTAATCTTTCTTCACCTTCTTCTTCTTTTCTTTGATTATCTTGCGCTCGAAGATCCATTTCTCTACCTTTTAGTCGTAGTAATGGGTCTCCACCATACTCACCCATAATTTTTTCTTCTTCTTTAGCAAAATCTTCCTGCATTTCTGCAATTAACTTCGCTTTTCTAGACTCAATTTGGTTTGTAATCTGTTGTAGACGTTGTTGTGCCTGCATTATTTGTGGATTTTGCATCATACCTTGCGCCATTGCAGGATTTGCAGCACCTGCTGCTTGCATTTGTTGTTGAATCATTTGTACTTCTTGTAATTCTTCGACAAATTCTAGTTGAACTTGTTCTTGTGCCATTAAACTAATGTGCTCTAGTATATTTTTTTGTAAAGCAGCCATCGCTCCTGGATTATTTTGAGTTTGATTTAGTCTCATAAAGTTTAAATGCGCATCAATATGAGCTTTGTGGTCTTGACCAGGAAACGCTTGATAAGGTTTCATACTCATTGCCATAATATGTTCTAACGCAGGATCCATCGGCATTGGTGCTGCCGGTGGTGGTAAGATTGCATTTACATTTTTCACCCCTAGCGCATCATACATAGATCTATATGCTTGATACAGATTATGTATTCGAGGATTCGATTGCGCCAGTTGTAATTGAGATTGAGCTAACGATATTCTTTGCGTCTGTGAGAAGATGTTTGGATCTGCTACAGGTAATATATCTACTCTATCATCAAAGTCTTGAACCTTAATTTCTCTAGATGCACCAGGTACATCATAAGGATAAACAGGGGGTAAATAACTTTTAAATACTTCTGCTAGTAATTTGAATTCTTGTTTAAGACCAACATACAATCTTTTGTGTATCGCTGACATTACCCGCGATCCACGTTCCAATAATGCAACAGTTGTACCAACTGCAGCGGCTTGGTTCATATCACCCACTTGTGAATCTGCGATGCTCGCGAATCGTTGACCTGCTGACACCACAACACCCATTAATGAAAGTAATGTTTGGTCGGGTCCTTTAAAAGGTAAAGTCATAAATTGATCTTTGATATTGCCTCCCGGAGCGTCGACATCTCTAAACTCACCAGGTTGTAATGGTTGTGCATCGTCTCTAACTCTAATACCACGAGACTTAAATCCTGCTGGTAAGTTTGCTAAAGTTCCTGCATCAAGTAATTGTCTTAACGCTGCTGTTGCAGTTCTAGTTAAACCACCGATCATATGAATTAAACCGAAACCATAGAAACCAGTTCCTGGTAAAAATTTAAATTGTACAAAGTAATTTATTTTTTTCTTTAATGGATCTTCGGCCGCATAGTTTCTTCTAATAGATAAAACTTTATGACCTGCTTCAGATAAAGTTACAACGTAAGGCAATTTAATTCCTGTTGGTTCTTCACCTGCATCTAAATCTTCATAGCCTTCTAAATCTAAATTAGTATGAATTTCATAAAGTGTGTATTGATCTTCTTGACCATCTTTTTGAATTCCCTCAAGCTCTAATTTTTTATCTTGTAATTGATTTTGTGTAACCGGAGGAGAACCTAATTCTATGTCTCTATAAAATCCTGCAACCTGTTGTTTTCTTAATTCATTCTCTGACATTTTTATAACGTGAATTACTGCCTCTGCATCATCTAAACTGTTTGCAGAATAAGGTACGATCAAATCTTCTGCAGGTACAAATTTAGAAACCGCTCTACCTAAAAGATCGTCATAATAAACTTTCTTAAAGGTAGATCCGGATAGAGGGAGGTAAAATAACATTTGGTCAAACTCTGGTTCATATTCTTTCATCTGATCCATAATTTGATAATTCATAAAATCTTTAACACGTTTACCTTGTTCTTCTTTAGCCACAGTTGCATCACCCATAACTTGAGTTCTAACCGGGCCGTCTGATGGTAATAATTCTTTGTAAGCTTGTGCTTGAAATTGTGTAACCGCTTCAGCAAGAACAGGATGGTTTACACCACTAGCTCCTCTAAAAGGTTCTGTTCGTCTTTCATACTTAAATCCTAAAAGATCTAAACCGTTTCTATAAGTTTCTTCCCAATCTCCACGAGATTCTTTGTACTCGTTGTATTGGTCAAATAGTTTTGAACCCAATGGATCTAAAATTTCTTCTCCTAAAAATTCTGCTAGGTTTTCAAAATGGTCTTCACCGCCTTCAGGACTTGCAGCTTTAGGATCAAAAGAAACTTCTGCTCCACCTTCTTCAGTCATTTCTATTTCAACAGGTCCACCTTTAGTTTCAACTTCTTCTACGTTTTCTTTGATTGCCTCTTGAATTTCTACTTCACCTGGAACTTCAATGGTTGTTTTTGTATTCGGTAATGGTTTATCTATTTCAGCCATTTTGCTAATCTATCCTCTTTTGTTAAATGTTTCAATCACTTCTTCTAGAAGTGCTGTGTTCTGTTTCTTGGGTTCTTCTATTGGCATTGGGTTAGCTGCAGCCCATTCTAATATCTCTGCTTGTGTGGCAGGTGTATCATCTGGTTTTACAATTGCACCAATTATTTCGTTGTATTTTAATTCCATTATCTTTTCTCTTTGAACATCGTAGCGAGGCCGCCTTCTGAATATCCGGTTCTACCCATACCACTTTTATTAGAAAAACTATCTTGAGCACCCGGTGTACTTGGATTTGAATTAGTACTACCCCCTGTATAATTTCTTTCAGATGCTGGTCTGGACATTCTATAATCTGATAAAGGTTGACCAGTGTATTGTTGTATCTTTTGAATGTTTCCTAAATCAGTTAGACCAGATTGTTGTATTGCTAAAGCATCTGCTGCAGCTTTAGCTTCTCTTTGTTGTTTAGCCATTTGAGCTGCAATGTTTTTTTGGCTCATAATAGTATTTTTAGCACTTAAAATATTACGTAGTTGTGAAAACAAATTTGTAGTTGTACCCATTGTAGTATTAAATCCTTTTTTACCAGTGTAAGTTCCTGCTTTAACATCTTCTATTTCTTCAGCAGTCAAACCATATTTTTCTGATAAAGTTTTTTCAATACGATCTGTTCTTTTGTCAAAAGTTTTGTCCGTCACTTTATTTAAATTATATCCAGCCATTACACCTTCGGGTGTATTATATTTTCCAGTGTTAACAATTTGTCCAATATCATTTACTCTTACTCCTGTGTTGCCTGCGAGATTTTCAAATATAGATCTTTCATTAACAGGCATCATACTTCCAGCTTTCGATAAAATTGCTTTAGCAAAACCTAAAGGAGGATTCATAGCAAAGCCTAATGTTTTTATTATAGGATTGTCTATCATTTTTGCAATTCCTGTTGAGAAAGCATTTGGTTTTTGATTTTGAAAATTTGCACCCATTGGTTTAAAAGGTTTAATTGAATTTGGATCAGGATTGTATGGAGAAAAATTATCACTCCCGCCTTGATAACCTATTGTTTGACCTGTATCTGGAGTTGGATCTGGAGTTGGATCAGGTGTTGAACCTCCTGGTGTATATAAACCTTGTTCTTGTAATGCATTCGCGATCGCCTGATCATCAAAACCATACGCATTCATAGAATTATAAATAGATAATGCTTGTCCTTCTAAAGGTGAGCCACCCATAAATAATCCTTGTCTTGGATTTTTATTTTCAAATAAAACTTCAATGCCTATCGCACCGCCGTCCGCGTATCTATTTTTAAAAAACTTTTTGTAATCGAATTTTGGTTTAGGTGCGTCTTCAACTCCACCATCATATCTATCTTCGGCATCATCTAATTCTCTATCACTCTCACCTGGTTGAATAATTTCTTCATAACCTTTTTTCATTTTCTCTCGCATATTTCCACCACCAGATTTTGCAAGCTCTTTCATCATCTTTGCCTTTTCAGCTCTAGTTAAATCTCTTGTATCAACTTCTTCTACTTCAACATCTTCCTCAACCTCTTCATCACTAGATTTATTTTTAAGAATATTTGCAATACCTTGAGAAGGCATAATCATTTGAAAAATCTTCATAGATTGTTCTGGATTTGCTTCAATATATTTATTTACTTCATCAGTAGCTTTTGACATACCTAAAGCGGCAATAGATACACCTATTATTTCTGCAAATGGGATAACTAGTGGGGCTGCTAAAATCATAATTAATAATACGTTCTTTCAACTTGAGGTAATGAATCCTCTTTGTAATCTTCTGGATGCGCCACGAACCCTCCTTGTCTAAAACGCATTATTGCTTGTGTCGTACTGTCCA